CGTGTTTCTTGTTCGTAAGTGAACGACTCTAAAATACTTATTACATTGCATCCATGATAAGCCTTACAAGTGAAATTGTATTCATCATAGTAAACCAACCGCAGAGCAGTATTACAAAGCCCGCTCTACGCAATATAGCACTGGTTAAGCCAAATATACTACCAACTAAGTATAACGGAATAAACCACTGTGTAGCAGGGTCAAGCACTGTTACAGTTAGGACAATACTTGCACCTACAAGTAATACAAGCTCAATTAACTCTGCATAAAAGATTACAGGTGACAGTCTATAAGTTTCACCAAAGTAAGATATGATTTTTAAAGAAAATCGGGTTAGTGTATTGATCATATATATTCAATCCAAGAGTTAATTGTGAATTTCTCACCCTTCATAGGAGGATTTCCTCGATGAGTGTGTGGGTATCCTGCTGGACACATTAGCATGCGGCCTTGTACTGCTTGGACTCGTTTACTTTGATATAAGAATTCTGTTTCACCACCTTCTTCTACAGTGTTTAGATATAACTGTATAAAGATAGCTCTAGTAGAATAGTTGTACCCTTGTTCGCAATGCCATACGTGATATCCCCCGGTTCGCGGAGTTTTTTGTAGTTGCACATTTTGATTCATTGATAACTTATCCGCAGCCAAAACTTTAAATTTACTTGCATACTGTTGAAAACATTCTTGAGCTGCGTTATGAAACTCTCCTAATACATTATTAGGAGATCCACTAACTCGTTGAATGCCGGGAGTATCTGCTAAAAACGCAATAGTGTTATCTTTATCAATTGCTGATGTTGCTTCAAATGCCTGCCGGCTGTATGCTACTCTTGATTCATCTAATGCATTATAGTGTGCAATAGCATGTTCGCAAAACTCAGGAGAAACAACATTATCATATACTTCGATAAAGTCTTCAAATTTCTCTAGATCAGTTTCAATCATTTATCAATGCCAACTGTTGCTACAAGTGTTTCAAGATCGTCATATGCATCTGCATGCTTATCCCAATCACGCTTTAGTCCAATTTTAATTGCTTTGTTAATTAAAGAAGCTTTAATATCAAGTTCTTCTGCTACTGCTTTAACAGTGTCTTTAAGACCACCCTGTAAGTCTTCAATCTCTTGCATTACTGTTACGCCTTCTTGGACTAGACGCTCAAGCTTTGCCTTTTCTTCTGCACCATAGGTACGATCGCTCATAGTTTATCTCCTTGTTGAGTTGTATTGTTAAGTATATTATAGCGCACAAAACGAAAAAAGTCAAGTAAAAACTTGACTTTATTTTAATTTATTTTATGTAGGGTTACTTTTTAGCGTTTAGCTTGCGGTAAAGCATTTCTTTGATTGATTCTGTTGCAAAGTCAAGTTGCTTTTTATGCTTATCTTTACGCATAGGCTGTTTCTTTTTGTGTTGATCTCGATGTACACCAGATCCACTTGACTGTGCATGTGACGCAACAGGGTTTCTAGCCTTTGGTGTCTTTGGCTTAGGAGCTTCTTGTACGTCTTCGTTCCACTTAGTTAACCAAGTTTCAAAACGCTGTGTTTTCTTAGGATCAGCAGCAATTGATTGTAATGATACTGTGTGCTTCTTAAGAAATGCTTTCCATTTACTACCGTCCAGACCAGCCTTTTCGTCCGGAGCAGCTCTAGTGGCAGTTTTAACAGCTTTAGCAGATTTAGGTTCTTTAGAACCATCGCCTGCCATCTTTTTAAATAGCTCTATGTTGTGAGCATTATCCCACCCATCTTTAAAGCCTTCTTCAATATCAGCTTCACCTACTAGCTTATCTACATGTGGATGCTTTCCACGTGCTTTTGCTTTAGGCATTGGATCTTTGCCTTTAAGCTGTCCAGCACTTCCAGTTTTTTGTGATTCGTTTAATGTAACTCCTGCTAGTGCAGCAAAATCACTTAGACTGTAATCGCCTTCAACCGGCATAGTACCTTCTGCAATTTCTACACTTTCCTGCACGAAGTTTTCTTCGGTTTGCGCACTTTCTTGCGGCATATCGCCAACAGACTCAGTTAGTCTGCGCAAGTCTTCAGCTCGATCACTTGGATCTAAGTCAAATAGTTTTTGTTGTAGTGCAGCAAAGTCCATATTAGTCTTCCCAAATCTTTGAAAGTTTGTTACCCATTGATCTAATTGCTTCTGCATCGCTCATTTGATTATAACCTTTTTCGGGATCAGCAATAATAGCTGGTTCTCCAGTTACTTTAGGTGTAGGAACAGGTGCAGCACGATTACCGTCTGTTGCACTAAATATATCTTCTGCTTTTACTGGCTTATACATAATTTACTTTCCTTTTTTAAAGTCATCTGCTGCTGCATCAAATTTAGCTCTTTGTGTTTTTTTGGCCGCTTCGTCATCTTTACGCATCTTTGCGACATTCTTATTTCTAAGAGCATCTAACTCTTTGCCTTTAAGTTGATCTTTTGTAGGCGCTAAATCTTCTGCAACTGCTTTACGCTGTTGTTGCACGTTTTCTAATTTTGCTGCTAGTGATTCTTTGTAAGATTCAGTTTTCTTACCTAGTATTTTGTCTTTAATCTTGCCTTTAGCTTCTTCGCCGCCACCATCACGTCCGGCTTTTCTTAGCTTGTCCATGCCAGCCTTGCCATATTTTTTATTACCAATATGGGCTTGTAACCCTGATTCGGATACTTTATGTGCTTTACCACAGCTTTCACAAATTGCTTTACCACAGTCACAGTTACATGCCGATTCTTTAACTTTTTTAGTAGTTTTGTCGTTGTAGCGAGGATTACCCTTTTTCATCTTTTGATAAGCTGGCGAGTTTGCTTTTTTATCAGCGTCAGTAACATCCATCTTAGGAGCATCAACTTCTTCGGTTACTTCACCCATTGGACTTTCTTCGTAATCTAAATGATGGTACACACTACCAATCATATCTGCTGATTTAGTAATTTTTGCTTGTACCCAACCTTCTAAACCTTCGGCTTCACTTACACCTTTGAGCATTTCATGTAGTTTAATAGCATATTTTGCTAGTTTGTATAGCTCTGCACGAGCCATTTGCACTTCATGGTCTTTTTCGGCCATGTGTGCTAAATCGCCTAAACCTTCTTTTACTTTAACATCTTTAGCTTTGGGCTTATCATGGCCCCAACCTTTTGCTTTCATGTCTAAATGATCTTTTTTAACCTTTGCATGTTTGCCTTCACCTGTTTTAGGATCGTACATCATATGTGGTTCAAACTTTTCTTTAGCGTCTTCTTTAACGCTTAATTCTTTTTCTCTCATGTGAGTGACTCCAATACGTATTATTAGTATTTATGCTTTCTTGTTAGCAGCTTTCTTTTTCTTAGCTGGTTTACCAATTAAGCTAGGCGCATCTAGTCCATTCTTAACAGTGCCATCAGGATTACGTTTCTGCATCATACCCATTGGTGCTACTACTGTTGCAACAGATGCCGCACTTGTTTCAGATAGTATTTCATTCATTTTCATTGTTTTTTCCTATCATTTAGTATATCTTGTATTACAATTGTGCCTTTATCTGTAAAAAATCGAGGAGCAAATGCATGTATTATCAGCATCGGTACTAGTAGTTGTAGTCTAACAGCTACCCAAAGTGCATGGAACATATGTTCTATGCCTGTTTCTTCTTTTTCTTGGAGGTGTACTTTGCACTTCTTACTAAACATTACTTCTTACCACCCTTCATATTGGCGCACCAGTGGTACATCTTTGCTTTTTCGCCACTTGCATTTTTAGCACGTTTGCGTAACTGTGTTACTGTGCCATTACAACTAGCACCAGACTTCTTTACTCTGCCTGGCCTGCTTTTGCCTTTTTTCTTACCATCTGCAAAGTTCTCTTCTACAGGCTCTTCTATTTTGTTTTTAATTGCTTTTGCTGTTCTATTAAACTTATAATCTTTATATTTAAAACCTATGCCGCCTGCTTCTTCCCAAGCATTTATATTAACACCGTAGTCGTCTATTAGTATGTTAGGTGTATCGTCTTTTTGTTTTGCAAACTGCGGCTTGTTGTGTGTAACAATTACTTCTTCTGGTAGAAAAAACGCCAAGTTCTTCTTTACCCACTCGCGCTTGTGTGGATCACTACGAGGATCGTCTGCTAATGGACTTGTACATATCTTATACTTGCCTTTAACTTGTTTTATTAGTCCTAGCAATTCTTTTGCTTTAGGTAATACAGGTAGGTTTAACCAAAAGTCATCTATGCCTTTAATGTCACCAATTGCCTTTGCAGGATCTTTGATGTCTTTCCAGTTATTAACCCCTTGTGACTTTGACCATTCGCCGAAGAAGTCTGCAAGTACGCCATCCATGTCAACATAAATTTCTGTGTTAGGAGCAATTTCGCCTAACGCTTCTTCTAATGACTCACTGTATTCTTTACCTTCAGTCATACCTAAATTGAATAGTACGTTAGTAGAACTACCTTTAACTTTCTTTGATAGTGTTGGCGGCCGGCCGTCTTTGTCTACTTTATTGCCAAACTTAGCAGCTTGCTTTGTAACTTCATCAGGACCAACATCGTGTGTTTGGTTCTGTTTAGTTATACGGCCAACGCCTTCTGTTATTTCACGTATCTTCATCTTACCAAACCTTTACTATATGAAAATCTGCAGGCTTTTGCAATTTTATTTCGTTTTTCTTGCCGTCTAGGTCAATGAAAAGAAAGTACTTAGGAGTAGCTTTTACAATCTTTCTTGCTTGGTAATGCTGTTGTGATTGTTTTTCAGTTCTTGCGCCATCTTTGTGTATAGTTACTTCACCAAGAACAGTTATGATTAGTTCGTATTCTTCTCGAGTAACTCGTTTCCACCAATCTTTGATTTTACTCATTTTTTACGTCCTCGGAAGCCCCGTGGCATGTTCTCACCTGTCATTTTTGGAAGGCCAAACCATAGTTCGAACCATTCTTTATCGCCGGGCTTGATGTTTTTTGATTTCATTTGTTTGACATTGCTTGCAGCAGCGTCACTGATGTTTTCTAGAGTGTACTCTGTGTAACCTTTGAATTCGTTTACACCTGCAAGTTGCTTTATGCGCTCTAGTTCATCCATTTTTTCGTAAAGCTAGAGAGATATCTTCACGTGTGATAGTATAACGCTTGCCACCACGTGACTTAATTTCTCTACCCACCATCATTTTTAATAGTTTGGATAGTTTTTCAACATCCTGCTCTTTGTCTAAGTAGTCCATAATTAAATTCTTAATGTAAGGAACCAGTGACGTCTTGTCTACTACAACATCAGATTCTTCAACCGGTTCATCAGAACCACCAAGTGCTTTGTCAAGTAGTTGTACTGCTGCTTCTGCACCATTGCCGTACATAAGTTTAGCAGCCTTTAGTTTATCTTCATCACTCATATTGGGCCAAGTTGCACGTAATTCACTTGCACTCTTGATCTGCATACCACTAAAGTCAAAGTTAATAGTAGGACCGTATGCCATGTATCCCATTTCGTTTGAAGAGTTTAAATCTTTACCTGTGTATGTTCTTAAATATCCTGGCTCGCCATTCTTCTTAGTTTGGTCTGGCTTAGGATGTTCAGCTTTATCTTTTTCACTACGTACAAACACAAGTGCAGTATTGTCATCTACAATATCTTGGTAGCTCATAGCATTAAAAGGCGACTTGACTTGTATGAAATTGCTTTCAGGAACGCCTGCCATGCCTGCTAGTTTCTTCTTTACATCAAATGGAAAAGGTCTAGCTGCGGTATCGTTGGTTGCAGCAACATAAACATTTCCTTGACCAAATGTTTTTACTGCCCAATCATATAAACTTTTATGTCCTGGGTGAAATGGGTGAAAGCCTCCTGGCATGACTGCTACAGTACGTTTTGCCGAAGCTTCATATAAGTCTCTCAGCAACATTAATACTGTCCGTCCTTGATCATCTTCATTTCTTCGCCAAACAATTTATTAATTATTAAACCTTTATCTTCGTCCTTAAAAATGTTTGCTGACTTACCAAGTTTAAATTTATCACAGTATGTTTCCATAGCGTTACTACATACTTCACCTAAACAATCTTCAGCAACACATTCTTGTCCTGTGTCGTGCCGGTCCTTCATATTCATAATAGCAGGAAATAACTGCTTACGATAAAACATTGGATCGTTGCGCATAAAGATAGTAACATCGTCGACTACATCAAACGGTAGTTTATCGTCCATTGGTTGCGCAAATTCATCTATTCTCATATTACCATTTCCTACATGACCAGTAACGTGCTTTAGTACGTGGTCCTGGATTATCACAATTATGTCTAGCCCTAAACGATTTACGTGCGCCTGGGTTATTCTTTTTAATCTTCATAGCTTTACCTTTAACACTGCTTCCGCCGTGCCCAAAGTTTACTTTTTTAGTATTACCTGTCTTAGGATCTTTAACATACACTTTAAACTTCTTAACATCACCTTGCATAGGCTTGCCTAGTTTAACTGTACGTCCTTGGTATTCTGCTTCGTCCATAATGTCATCATCATTGTAATGCATAACACCGTACTGTTCATAAAACTCGTCATCATCGTCATATGTTTCTTCGATAATATCTTCACCAATGTCTGAACTAACTTCGATATCAAAGTCTTCGTAGCCTTGTTCAAACATAAGATTAGCAAGACGTTCTGCATACTCGTCTGATTCTTCTTCGCTTAATTGGCGAGAAAGTGGTATTTGGTATACTGTTGCCCCTTGTGCTGATTCATATAGCTCAGTTCCTGGAAAGATAGATTCGTCTAGCTGTGCTGCTGACTCTTGTTTTTCCATTACTATTCTTACAAAGTGTTCCATGATTCCTACCTTAATGATTTAGTGATATTGAACTAACTGTTCCGTCAGTATAAACTACTTTAGATCTAATCCATACATAATTTCCAGTAAAACTTGCAATTTTACTTGCTGTTTCTACGGCAGCGGTGTACGTATGCACATCAAACCAGTCCGCTTCCACCGGAGTAGTTGCAAGAGTGCCTTGTATAGTTATTGTACCTGTTAGCCCACTGTAGGTGTACTGTACGCTGTGTAAGCCGTCACTACGCCCGTAGTATCCGTCACCTTTAAAATTTGTTCCAGTGACAGTCGAAACTGTACTATCTCCTGGATGTGTATTGCTTGCTAATATTATTTCACTGTTTGCCATACAACTATTTATCAATATTTGATTTGTAAACTAACTTTTCTATACTACGTATACTTCTTCCGGCTAACAACGTTATGAGGTTTAATATCTTCTCATCACGAACATACATATACAGACCATTTAGATAACCAAACTGTTCTAAACTATCTAAAGCAATTGTTCCTATTTTACATTTATCGCCATTAGCTCGTATCCAATTTGCAAATTCCTTAGGTACTCGTTTAGAGTTAAAGAATACTTTTAATGGTAGATCGGTAGGAGTATCAATTAATACAATACGAGTGTTAGATTTTAAGAGCTCAATGTGTTTTGGGTTTGGTTCCCAAAACTCAATTGCTGTAGTATGTAGTGTATCTGCCAGCCCTAATAAAAAATTCTTATTATTAGAGAATAATGTAACAGCAGAGTTTGGATCTATTCTTAATTTATAGTCGTCAGTACTTTTTAAAGCAGTATAGAGTAACATAGCATCAAAATAATCTTGAACATCTACTGCAACTGCTGATCGATAATATCTTTTAGTCATCGGTAAATTATTACGATAATCTTCAGTTAGTCTATCGAGCTCTTTTCTTGCGTAACTTAGCTTTTCTTTTTTCTGTAGATCAGAACGAAATATATTGTTCAGTTCATTACGGAGTACCAATTTATATAGGTACTCCGTATAGAATAGCTTACGTGATTCACGCAGTTTCAACGGTCTTCTCTTCGAGACAATCCAATACTAGTTCTCCATCTTTAAAATCAATAGTAACTTTGCCGCCGCTTTTTAGCGATCCAAACAATATTTGCTTTGATAAAGGACGTTTAATTTCTTTATCAATAACACGCTGCAAAGGCCTTGCACCCATCTTAGGATCAAATCCTTCATCAACTAAATGATCAAGTGCTTCGTCTGTAATAGTGATATCAATGCCTTTGTCTTTGACCATATCTTTAAGTTCAACAAGGAACTTGCCAACAATCTTCATCATCACAGGCTTACCAAGACTTGCAAATGTAATTACGCCATCTAAACGATTGCGGAATTCTGGACTAAAATACTTTTTAAGTGCTTTATCTTCGTACACATGCTCACTATCTTTACCAAAGCCAATAGTATTTTTCTCAGCATCTTTAGCACCTAAGTTAGTAGTAAGAATTAATGTACAATTACGTGCATCTGCTTCTTTACCATTAGATCCTGTTAGTTTACCGTTGTCCATTACTTGCAACAAGATTTGTGCAACATCTGGATGTGCTTTTTCAATCTCGTCTAGTAGTAATACACAGTTAGGTGACTCTTGTAGCTTAGTAATTAAGATACCTGCGTTCTCATCGTGTCCTACATAGCCCGGAGGTGAACCAATCAGCTTACTTACACTATGTTTCTCCATGTATTCACTCATATCAATACGTACAAGTTTAACACCAAGTTGACTAGCAAGTGCTTTGGCTGTTTCAGTTTTACCTGTGCCAGTTGGACCCATAAACACAAACGCACCTACTGGTTTATCGTCTGCTTTAAGTCCTGCTTGACTAACAAGAATCTTATCTACAATCGATTCAATTGCACTATCTTGTCCGTAAACAACTTTCTTAATATTTTCTTCAAGATTAGCAAGATTAGCTGATTCACGCTCTGCAACTTGGTCAGTAGGCAAGTCTAGCATCTTAGCAAGTTCAAATTGAATACCTTCTTCAGTAACAATCTTCTCTTCTGAGTCATTATCGTCTACTTTAAAACGACTACATGCAACATCAATTAAGTCAATTGCTTTATCAGGCAACTTTTTATCACTTTGATACTTAACACTTAACTTAACAGCCGCATCAATTGCTTCTTGCGTAATAACAGTACCATGATAATCTTCGTAGTACTTCTTAATACCTTGTAGGATTTCATTTGTTGTTTCTTTGCTAGGCTCACTAACTACCACACGTTGGAATCGACGCATCAATGCACGATCCTTTTCAAAATACTTGCGATATTCTTCCCAAGTAGTTGACGCAACAACTTTCAAATCACCTTTAGTAAGTGCAGGCTTTAACATATTAGCAAGGTCATTACTACTACCGGCCCCAGCTGCTCCAGCACCACTCATCATATGTGCTTCGTCAATAAACATGATAGTTTTGCCTTGCTTTTGTAGAGCACTTAATACTAATTTAAAGCGTTCTTCAAAGTCTCCACGATACTTACTACCAGCAAGCATAGCACCAATGTCTAAGTTGTATACTTTGTACTCTGACAAGAAGCTAGGAACTTTACCATTTTCAATATTGTATGCAAGTCCTTCAGCAATAGCTGTTTTACCAACACCTGGATCGCCCACCATTAGCACGTTGTTCTTAGAACGACGACCTAATGCTAGTGCAAGACTCTCAAGTTCATCTGCACGGCCAATAATTGGATCTACTTTGCCTTTTGTAACTTGGTCATTAAGGTTAGTAGTAAACGCACGTAATGCTCTGCGAGATTCTGCAGACATTTCTTCGTTTTGGTCTTGCTCATCTTCAAATTCGTCGTTAACAAATTCTGCAAACTTAGACTTTTCAATTCCACCTTTTTCAAGATAGTAAACACAGATACTTTTCTTCTCAGTTAACATACTTACAAGTACATCAGTAAGATCAATATGACTACGTCCTGCAAACAATACCTGTGTAAAGGCGCGATTTAATACACGCTCAACTGTGGCAGTTTTCTTAGGCTTAAACTTAGTTTGTTCTGTTTTAATTTCATCGCATTGTGTTTTGAGATGATGTTCTAGGTTAGCTTTAATATAATCAACATCTGCACCGAATTGATTCAATACATTTGTAAACTGTTCTTCACAGAACATAGCGTACAGAAGATGCTCCAAAGTAACATATTCGTGTTGTAGTTTCTGTGCGTCTTTGATTGATTTTTCAAAAACAAGTTGTAATTCTTTGCTTGGTTCTACCATAGTAGTGTTAACGTCCTTTATTGTGTTTCATTCTTTAATTTTTGTATTCTTTCCAATACATCTATATCAGTTATTTTCGGAATGTCTATACCAATAGTTATATAGCAATTGCCTCTTTTTCCTGTTTGCATATTTGGCAAACCGTGTCCTGGAATATTAAATGTTTGGCCTGGGGTTGTGCCTTGTGGTACTTTTAATTCTAACTTCTTGTTTTCTAGTGTTGTAACTAGTATAACACATCCTAGCAATAAGTCAAATACATTTACGTCTCTTTTTGTAATTAAATTATCTGCGTCACGTTGCCAGTGTTTATTTTTCTTAACTCTTATCCGTACTAATAAATTGCCTCTAGGGTACCTTGGGTGTCCGTCATCGCCAAGACCTTCGTATTGTATCGTATCGCTATGTTTTGCGCCAGCTGGAACATCAACTGTTACAGTTTCTGTTCGACTAGTTTGAAGCATATATTGTATTATTAAACTTTTACCAGTTAATACATCTGATAAATCAATATCAGCTTGTACTGTTATATCTCTATTTCTTGGTGTTTGACGCTGTTGCTGTTGTTGTTGTTGTCCAAATCCTTGACCAAACATACCCTCAAAAGGAGTACCTTGAAATGGGTTTTGTCCTTGCCTAGTTTGACCAAATGGATTAGCTTGATGTGGATGATCGTATGCATCACGTTTATCACTATTACTCAAAATTTCATACGCTTGCTGAACCTTAACAAACTCGTCTTGGTTACCGCCCCTGTCAGGATGGTGTATCATACTTGCTTTTTTGTATGCTTTCTTAATGTCTTGCGGAGAAGCGTTGCGGGCAACACCTAAAATATTATAAAGGTCCATACAATTACTTATCGTACAGACTTTTATAGATTAATATTAGTGAATTACTTGCCTTTGCCTTTGTATGCTTGCGCACCAAAGAACGCTGCAACAATACCAGCAACAGCAACAAAATATGTTGGCGCCATTGATCCTAGTGTTTTTTGTGCTTCGTCTAGTCCTGCTAAACTTGCACCTACAACTGCAAATGGATATAACAATAATCCAAATAATGCAAACCAAGTCATGTTACGCTGTGCATCACGCATAGCATCGGCATCTTCAAGTTCTTTACGTTTGAATTCTAAATGCATTTGCATTTCTTGTTTACTAATATGTCCATCACCATTCATGTCTGCACTGCCAACAGCACCTCTGTCAATTGTCATAGGTTTGTCGTATGATATTGCAGGCGTCGGCGCAACTGGTGCTGCTGCAACTGGTGCTGCTGCAACTGGTGCTGCTGTCGGTGCTGGTGCTGCTTTACTTTTTAATTCGCTCGGTTTTTTACGTGGCATTATTTTTCCCCCTTAGAAAGTGTGTCGATCTTATGCCCATTCTGTGTTATTTTGTGTTCATTTTGCATTGGTGTTGCATCAAAAATAATTTTTTCTATTTTTAATGAAGGTATTCTTTCGTTAGGAACATAGCGCCAAATATAATCACCGTCAAATTCGCCGCCGTTTTTGTTTATTCCAAAAACTGTTTCGGTATTGCCTATTTTTACAATAAGAGCTCTTTCACCATCTAGTATAACTTTGTCACCTTCTTTAAAAGCCGGGTTCATTTTAAATGCCAGCCCTTTTGCAATTTTTGTAGCATAGTCTTTAAACATTAATGTTATAACTAATGCAAATAGTGCTGCTATAAATGGTGTTGCTATTGTTGCTAGTTCAAGCCCCACGCCACCTGCGCCCAATATTTCACTTTCCATCTTTATTCTCCAACTCGACTATGCGAGCTTCTAACTCATCTATCTTTTTTGTTACATGTGGATACTTCTTACGCCAAGCGTCAGCAGGTTGAACAAACCATGTTAAGCCCCAACGCTCAACGAGCCAATCTAAAAACATATCAAACTTTGCATAACACCAAAGTCCTGCCCTTGTTCCTTTAAACCACGCTAAAAAAGCGGCGCCTAATAATGCTCCTGCTATACTTGTGTAAATCCACAAAGTATCACTTAACACCCTATCTATAAGATCCATTTGTGTCCTCCCACAACGTATTTATCGTGTATTAGTCAAATGGATTCCACTTGCTTAGTCCTGATTCTGGCTTAACTGCGTCTTGTACTATTTCTTGTTGACGCTGTGTTTCTGCATCATCTAATGCTCTAGTACTTTCTTTGTAATAGTTGTCATATGCAGCAATTATTGATTGTTGCTGTTGTATCATTGTCCTTATATCACTAAAGTTTTGTCCAAGGTTTTCATAACCTTGTGCAGTAATTGCAAATACTGCTAATGGCTTACCACCAGCAGTCCATTTAGCAACTTCTTCAGCCATATTAGCTTCAGTGATTATAATCCATTCAATCTTACGCATATTAACTTGGTCAATATCAGGTAAGACTAGTTCAGGCTTGTTAATTGGCTTACTAGTTACTTCAATTATTTGGGGTGTCGTTGAGCATGCCGCTAGACTTATAACGATCATAAAGCCAAGGACACTCTTTATTAAAAGATCTGTCTGATTTAGCATTTTTCTCTTTCTCCGTTAGTGGTGAACCTGATAATAACTCAAAACATCGACCTGCTGCTATAGTTCCACCGTTAATTAATCTTTCAATAGAATCTGGCCTACTAGCTGCTAATAGCTCTAAGTCGTGTTTTGCAAGTTTATCTGCTAGAATATTGTTTTGTCGACGTGTAGCAGCAAATTCAGTGTTAACTTGTTGAAGCGTTTCACTAGCTTTTTTAAAATCTGCTGCCATCACTTTTATTGTAGCTTCATTAGTAGCAACTGACAATTCTAATTTTGCATTGTTTCCGGTTAATATTGCAATTGTGTTTTGAGTATCAGTATAATACCAATATCCAATACCGCTCATGGTCATTATAACAATTAAAAGTAATCCTGCCAGTTTCATAAACTTAGTCTCCGAACATTAATGCAAGACTTGCTGGACCCATAATACCATCTGCTGTCAGTCCGTTTTCGTCTTGCCAAGCTTTAATATGTGCTTCAGTACCTTTACCAAAGATTCCATCAGCACCAATTTCTAATTCTTCTTGTACTGCTCTTACTGTTGGTCCTCTTGACCCTACACGAATTGTTTCGTATACCATAGCTGCTGGTTCCCAGTGACCACCTAATACTTCCATTGCGTGTTTGTAGTGCTTCTCACGATCTTCTAAACCAATGTAGCCACCGTTAATGCGCTTTGTAGCACCTTTAACATCTTTAGCATCGCAATACTTGTTTAAATTGTTTGTATCCCAAAACCAACATGCTGAATCTAGTGCGCCTTTCTTAGTGCGTACATAGTCTACTGCGTCTTCTGGGGACATTTCCATTTCTTTTGCGAATTCTGTATAATTGTAACGTCCTGTAAGTTGAAGAATGCCACCGCCCCTAAATCTCCAACCATCGCCGGAATCGGTATTGCCGTTGTCCATTCTACTCGCGTAAATAACATTTGCAATTTTACGAGGCTGTCTGTGATATTCTTGCGCATCTCTACCTGCTCTCTTAAAATATTTTCCAAACAACGAATCAAGTGCTTTTGCACTATAGTTTAAATTTTCTGATAAAACTTTAAAGTTATTTGACTCGTGACCGCATTGTGCAATAAACATTGCTACACGCTCTGGAGTGTTCATTTCCCATAATGGTAGTATTTCGCACATTGCGTCATACCAATCCTCTGCTTCTTCGTTTCCACGAAGCATCTCTATCACCATTTCTTCAGTGAAGCTGAACTCGAAGTCTGTTACTGCCATATTTTCTATCCTTTATAATATGATACGTTCTAGTACAAGTGTTTGTCCACTGTTTTCGAACGTTAGTTTGCCGCCATATTTAGTAATATTATAGTCGCCAATATATTTAGAAAGAAATATTATTTCTGAAAAGTCGTTTACATTAAATGATTCGGTAATGCTTTCTAATGTTTCAACTGTGGGGCCAAAGTCTACAAATTTAAATGCAACTGGGTCTGCCCATGCTTTTTTAATAGTAAGCATATCTCCCCACATAGTTACGTTTTCTACCATGCTTTTGTTAAAGAAGTTTGAATAGTTATTCATTGACTCTGTCATATCTTTAAGTATATCACTATCAATTCCGTACAAGTCTGATTCAAGTGGCACAGTATCTTCTAAATTTTCTAATGTTAATGGCTGGCTGCGGAATTCTTTATAGTAACGGAACTTAATGTCGCCCATTCCAGTCAGATTTTCAACACCACCTGCAAGCTCCATAATCTGCTCACCAATTTCGTCATCTCTTTCCATCTCAACAAATACTTTATATGTACCATCTGCTTGTTCGCCTGCTGTAGCGTCTGCATCTAGTACAAATGTATAGCCACGCTCAATAAAGCTGGCTAAGTCGTCTGCACTTTCTTTAGTTTTAGTAGCAAATGCAACAGTAACAATATCTTTGTCTGCACCCATCTTACTTTTATAACCGTCTATTTCTAAAATGTCATCAACTAAGTCTTTTAAATCAAATTGTTGTAAACTCATTATACTGCTGCCTCCATATCCATTGCAGGATCTGCTGCTACTTCATCTGCAGGCTGTGCGTTTGGATCCGGTGTAGGTGCAGGCTCTTGTTCAATATATGAATCTTCTATATACCCTGAGTATATATCTGCAATTAATTTCTTAGGCATTTGAATTTCAACTATCCAAATAGGCCTACGATCAAGCTTGCCTTTCTTAGTTCCTGGACGAATATCGTCTGGCTTTTCAATCATGCGTGGTTCAATAATATGACTCTTTTTATACTTTACTTTACAGTCGTAATCTAATAGTCGCTTGCCACCCATTGGATCAGGCATAATCTCTTTATCCCACATAAAGCTACAGGTTACCCAATGTCGAGTAATTTTTGGACCTTCGGCAATCTCGCCATCTTTCCAGTTAGCGTACACATAGACATCCAATTCGTCTAACACTCTTTCAAAGTCTTTCAGTACTTGAAAGGAGGTGTTAGAATCATAAATTGATTCTACGTTTTTAATAATATCTAATACGTCATGCATATTTAAGTCCATTCTCTAGTATACTATACTTATTTATCGCACTTTAGGAGTTAACATATATTTTTATTACGGAATCTCGATGATAAGTAAATGTGTAGGGAATATTTTTCCTTTACTGGAAAAATAAGTCCTTGCATACATATCCCACCAAGGAGGACACTTAATGGGTGCTAAGAGAAAAGCTGCTGAAAAGCGCAATTCAAAAAAAGGCTACGACAACGTAGTTGATATTAAACCATTCCAAAAGCCTAACAAACAGGTTAACATACTTCCAAGAAACAGAAATCAAGAAACATACGTATTAAAGCTATTAGACGAATCTAAAAACATTGTTTTTGGTGTTGGACCAGCTGGTACGGGTAAGACTCTGTTGGCGGTACAAGTTGCAGTTAAATTGTTTAAAGAAGGTGCAGTTGACAAGATTATTGTTACTCGCCCGGCTGTTTCAGTTGATGAAGATCTAGGATTTT